GTATATTGTTTAGTTATAAAATAATGTAATTATTAAATAGGCATACTTACTGTGTTGTTTGGTGTAACCTTGATAACACATGAATTAGTAAAACAGTTGCAAGATTTAAAAGAGATTTTTGCATTGCAAGCACTTCTCAATGAGGAGAGAATAAACGGTTTTTTATCGATAAGAGATAGAGATAAAATAACTACAAGACTTAGACAAATTTGTTTCCCAGAAGATTTGATTAAAGATTTTGAACAACAAACAATAGGAGAATATGAATAATGCAAATGGGACAATTTGAAACTAGAGAATGCAAAGTTTGTTTACACTGGTCTACAACTAGCGATGACCAAATATGCTGGAGGTGTAAAGAATGAATTGTAAACGATGCGATTGTTTTATAACAAAAAAAGTAAGACACGTAAAAGTTAACACGGCAAACAATAATTTTTGGGTGTGGTGCCGTCACTGTTACAAAGCAATAGGAGGTGAATAAATGCCTAAAATAGGAGTAACTAAAACGCCAAAAACATTTACACTTAGTATAAGCACATTGGCTTGGCTTGATGAATATTGTATAAAACAAGGTAAGAAAATGTCGGCTGTTGTAGATGGGTTAATAAATGAAAAGCGCAAGTCAATAGAAGCTAAAAAGGGGACCACCTTTTGGTGCACGTCGTGCAGTAAAGAAACAGAAAGAGAGTTAATTGATAATAAACCGTATTGCGTAGATTGTGGTGCCGTAGACAACGCTTTATTACATGCACGCAAAATATTTCAATCTTAAGTAGCTACTCATAAGTGGGTAGGCATGGCAGTAAAGCGAAAGGCCCCAAGACGCAGGGCACGAAAAAGTTTTAACGTTTCTGCAATAGAAGCAGGAACTGCACTAAGTTTAGCACAATCCACAGGCGCAGATACCGCCGTTCAACAAATGTTGAAAGGTGACGTAGGCGCAGGAATTAAGACATTACAATCAAATGTAATGAGCAACAAGCAGAAAATCACCGCTACTTTAGCAGGTGCATTTGTTGCAAAAGCACTAACAAAAGGTTTTGCTAGCGGAACCTTGGCCAAACTTGGCCCAATTCGCATAAAGGCATAAGGAAAAAACATGGCATTCTACAGAACAAGAGAAGGAGCAATTACAGCAAGCGATTCGTTTACAGCTTTAGATAGCTTATACGGACAATCAACCACAGCATCTATTCAGGTGCCAGCAGGTTCTAGCCAAATAGTTGGCATTATAGCATCTGTATCAACAGACAGTGCAACCAATGGCGCAACCACATTTGCATGTCAGCTATCTGGAGATGGATTAAGCAACGGACAAGAAACCCTTTGCATTGGGTCACAGGGAGTTGACGGAACAGTAGCAAGCAACGGCATGACAAACTTGCCAATGATGTTGGATGTTGCAATCCCATGTGTCGGAAGCAATCAAGTATCTGTCGCTGTCGCAATGGACACCGACGTAGGAAGCGCACAAGCATCCGTAACGCTAGTATTCGCTTAGAGGCATAACATGCCTGACTATAGCAAGCGCACAGGTTACGCCCCTTGGTCCTTGACTAGGGAAGCAGGCGTTCAGTCCGCAACAGTTAACGGAACAATAGAAGTTCCGCAAACTTGCCAACCTACAATTAACACAGGCGTAATTGATGAGAAAGGAAATTGGCAAGGTGTTAAAGCAAACGACGAAGTATTTATCGGATTAAGTAAAGTTGAGGCTGTTGCAATAGGTGCCGAAGTGTTGTTTCCAGATACTAACAATTTTCCCAGCATAGATATGACGGGTTTTAGTGATATATTTATAGCGTTAAAATCTAGCAATACCTCTGCTTTTAATACACAAGCAGTAATGGGGCCTGATACAGTAGGTTTTGCTAATTTAAACCCTGTAAATGCAGGCGGAACATTAAGAGGAAATCAAGTTGGAACGTCACCGAGTGCTATAAATGACATGTTAGTTGATAGCGCAGAAACTTTAAACGCAAATGTTTGGCACGTATTTAGTATAAAACAAGTATTAAAAAACCAAAAAAATTTGCAATTTAAAATAACTAATAATAGTGGCGGTTCACGAAACATAGAATTTGGATTTATGAGGTTAGTATAATGGCAAAAAAGAAATTAACAAAGGCACAGATTAAAAAAACATACAAAGCTATACATACAAATTTAGCTAAATTATTAATGGATAAAACATTTCAAGCTGATAGTATGGTTCCACAATCAAGAATGGTTATAGATAAAATGTTAAGTGGCATATCTAACGCTACTAATCGTATTAAATGATATTAGAATTACTCTTAGCGGTGCAATTGCTTGAAACCGTCGAAAGGTCTACACCACAAGCAGTTGCGCCAATAACTAAACCTGCAAAACAACCAACAAAAGGCAGTAAGGCCACTTTAGGTGGTGGCACGTTGGGTTTAATTGGTCCACGAGCACCCGTAACAGTTAAGCCCAGCCAAGTTGCAGAAAGATATTTTAGAAGACCAAAAGGGCTAAACTAATGGGGACTACAATATACAATGTCGAGTTCCCAAAGTGGCTTAATGACAGCAGAACAGTGGAACAGTTACTTGTTAGACTTTTGCTTGCATATCTTACGGCAAAAGAAACGGGAGTAATGTAATGCCTTTTGCGTTGGTGCCTGACGGCTTTGAATTAAAGAAAGTTACAGAATTACAGAAAGACGCAGTTGACAGATATTATAGGCATGAGAATGTTAAGACGTTAATTAATAATCCCGAAATAATAAAACAGATTATAATTACAGGTGTTGCTTTTTTAGTAGCACGTGAGGGTAAAGGCGCATTAAAAGAATTAAAAGATTTAGGTGCATCTATACCCAAAACGGTAGAGGATGCATTTACAGAAAAACGACAATTTGGTGATGCACCTGTTGGTATTAGTTTTGAAGATTTAGTTGACCAAGGATTAAAACGGTTAGGCAAATTTTTATGAATTTAGCTGATTTTTTTTTGCCTGCATTTATTGCCGTTGAGGTATTTTTAATTTTACTACTTTACAGGTTCGTATTACGTGACTGGATTATAGAAAAGTGGGAAGAAAAGCTAGACGAAGAAGGATGGTTGTTAATTAAGTTAGACCCTGTTATAGAAGAGATAGAAGACAGGGTGCACGATAAACTACAGCAATTCCAAGATTCTTTTTTTGGTTCTGTAGGTGCAATGACTAAGAAAGCAAAAAATATGGACCCTATGAACAATTTACGTAAAGCGGTAAAGGATGGAGATTGGGGCAGTATGCTTTTAGAATACACGGCCAACAAGGCAAATTTAGGGGGACTGTTGGCCAACGAAAGCATTTCTAAAGCCGTAAATGGGGGGGAAACAGGCGAAAACAAGGGGTTAGAAAGCCAAATTCCTAAGAAAATTAAGGATTTTTTACATAAATAAAATAACATTATTATTTTATAATTAGTATGTCGGCTTCTTTTTTGTTTTTTTTGTTTGCAATGTATATTGTTTAGTTATAAAATAATG